GAAACCCAACCCCATGAAACATTTATTTCTTTATCTTTGCATTTTTGGCATAGGATATTTTGCACTTACAGATTCATTAACACGTTCTACCCAGATAGACTGCCACACTTTTAATGTCCAAGCTGCTTGTGAGGAGCTTGCTAGACGATGATGAGTGAATATGATCTTGGTCTGCGCTTCCATAAACAACCGAGGAAGAAGCGACCAACCCCTGAACGCTCCGACCTCGGCAACCCAATTTTAACCATGACCGATAAAGAAATCTTTAATACATTTGCATCTGTTATTGATTGCCCCAGTGCATCACCTTTTCTAAAACGATTAGCACAGGCTGGTCTTGTTGCAATGCCACAGGACAAAGCACTTATTTTGAAAACATGGCCTCGTTTATTTATGCAATACGGCCCACATACAAAAGGATATAAAGACTCATGACAACAGGATCAACTCAAATTTCAAACGAAAAATACCATGCTGATTCTGCGATCTCAGCATCAATGCAAAAAGTAATGGTATCTCATGGCCCTAGAGCTTATTGGAACTCTTTTCTTAACCCTGAAAGGCCAGAACATAAACCGACAAGTGCAATGCTCTTGGGAACATTGACCCATTGTGCGGTTCTTGAACCTGATGAACTAACAAAAAGGTTTGTTGCCGTATCATCTAGGACTACCAAAAAAGGTAAGGAAGAGGCAAAGGAAGCTGAAGAAAAGGGCATGACTGCCGTTACTGAATCTGATATGGCAAATGCCATCAAGATGAGAGATGCGGTATTTTCAGAACCCTATGCCAAGAAGTTATTAAGTTTTGGTATTGCAGAGAAATCATACTGGTGGGAAGATACCACCTCTGGTTTGACTTGTAAGTGCCGACCTGATTGGTTGAATAAAGAAACTATTGTGGATTTAAAAACCAGTAGAACAGGAGCAAACCCCAGAGACTTTGCAAAAGCTGTCGCTAATTTTAAATATCATCTTCAATGCGCTCATTATTTATCTGGCATTCCATCAGCCAAACGGTTTATCTTTCTTGTGGTGCAATCTGAATATCCATTCGATGTTGGATTATGGGAGTTAGATGATGATGCGTTGCAAGAGGGTCAGAACCTTTGTAGAAGTGCTTTAGATAAAATTGCCGAATGCCGCCTTCTTGATGATTGGCCAAGTTGGTGTAAAACAGGAGTTCAATCTTTATCCCTGCCCCGATGGGCATTTTCAACCCCCTTAGAAAAATGAGTTTTAATGAAGAGCAGAAAAAACTGCTGAATCAAAAAATTAACAAAGACAATGTCACCTTCAGACCTGGTGGCGGTGGTCAGAAGTTAGCTTATGTTGAAAGCTGGCACGTTATACAGGAAGCCAACCGCATCTTTGGTTTTGATGGCTGGTCATCAGAAACAATAGAAGCTGGCCTTGTTGCAGAAGATCCAAAATGTGTTTCTTATATTGCAAAGGTAAGAATTACTGTCGGTGATGTTATTAGAGAAGGTTATGGCTCTGGTCATGGTCGTATGGGCAGTATTGGTGAAAAACATGAATCAGCGATCAAAGAAGCTGAATCTGATGCTAGAAAACGTGCTTTGATGCAATTTGGAGATCAATTTGGCCTGTCTTTATACGATAAGGACAAGGCATGGTTAAAGCCTGATGATAGTAAACCAACTATCTCAAGTAATAAACCAATAGATAGATCCGAAAGTGATAAGTTCATCAAAGAATGTGAAGCCTTTATTAATAAACCAGACAATAAAGACAAGCTCGGTTTGTTAAAGAAAAACATTTCAAAACGATATGAAACTAATGCTATTAGTGAAGATCAAAGAGATGGATTACTGACACTTATTCTAGAGAAGGAGGATTCATGAATGAACTTATAACCTCAGATCAACTGGCTGAAGAGCTTGGTGTAAAACCTCAAACTGTGCGACTTTGGAGAACCAAAACTCGTAAGGGTCATCCCAGTGGCCCAAAATGGACTGTCATCCTTAATAACACTATTCGGTACAACCGATTAGATATTAATGATTGGCAGATGAAAACTAACAACCCTAACTAATTAAATTATCATGTTAAGCATTACAGCCGTTGGCAACCTAGCCTCAGACCCAGTACAGAAAGAAACAACAACTGGAACAAAAGTTACAAACTTCAGACTATTAACAGACATTCAAGATGTTACTGTTCAAATTGATTGCACTGTATGGGGCAACCGAGGAGATGTTGTCATGGACTATATCAAGAAAGGCAGTCAGATTACCGTTACAGGATCTGGCAACCTTAATACTTTTGAGAAAAGAGATGGCAGTGCTGGAGCATCCATTCAGGTGAGGGTGAATGATTTTACATTACCTGTAAGAAGTAGAAACTCAGAAGCAATCCCAGCCTGATTTATAGGGGCATTGATAGTCCAGCATCCTCCTTAGTCATGTAAGACCCCTTTTCTTATACACAATGATAAAAAGAAACAAACACGGCCAACCTCTAAACCCCTATAGTGGGCAAGTTTATTTTGATGAAGAGGATGATACATCTTATGAATGGTTTCCTTATTCAGATAAACCTAATCATGGAGTGTGGATGGAAATAGATTGGAATCATAAAAGATTGCCATGACAACAGAACAAAAAATCGCAGCAGCAAAAAAAAGAGTTGCTGAACTTGAACTTCTTATAAAATTATGGAGCAAACCAACAAAGACCTGATCAAAAATTATTATGACCAGCTTGCAGAATTACAGAAAAAATTCTGGTTTGAACGGTTAGATCTTAAGGAATATTGTGTAAGATATGATGCTATAAATAAAAGGATAGCAGAACTGGAAAATGAGTGATTCAAAAAAACTGAGAGCGTTGAAAGAAATTAGACGTAAAAACTTAGAAAAAAATTTATTAGATGTCCAATTAAAAGGACAGGATCATTATGTGTTTATTAATGAAAGAAACAAAGCTCAAGTAGTTTATGAAGAGGGCCGCTGGGTCGCAGAACATATAAAAACAGCAATTCTTAAATTTAACTTTGAAATTGATAAATTACAGAAATTATTGGTGAAAGACTTTACAGATGAAGAACTTAAGGAATACGAAAGAAGCGTTTAATAAATCCTTTTTTATCTTTTCTTACCTGGTGAGCAGCAAAAAAAGCCTCAAGTTCTACAAGACGGCCTAGTAAGGATGCAAGAAATACATCCTGTTTCATTTGATGCCTTACAAGATGAGTGCAATACCGTTTGATGCTGTAGACATCATCAGAGGCTAGTATGTCACGACATCTTTGTTCCACCGATAGCTCAAGCTCCAGTGGAGCATCTTCTATCTCGATGTTTAAAAATTTTCTCTTTTTCATTTTACTGGGAAGAGTTGTTTCTCTAAAATATCAACTGCACGATCATCCAGATTATTTGAGGTCTGCTTACAAATTGCTCTCAGCAAATCTACAACTAATCTTTTACAAGTTGTCGTTGTGAGAAAGCGTAATAGTATGGGTTTTAGAATTTTGACCATGATTTGTCTGTTTTTCCAAACATAGCACACGTTATTGTATCTTGCCTTCTAACCTACTGACGGCTTGTGATAGCTTGTTTAATCTGTTGTATATATCAATAATAGTTTTTTCTCTGCGGTTGCTCATATTAGATAAAACCATAACAAAAGCTGTTGCGGCTGCTCCTATTAACGCTGCATAAACTTCTGGCATTGTTTTAAGCTATATTTATGTATAGTATGACTAATAAACCCCAGTTATGGCAGACAAAACCAAAGATCTACCAGCAAAACCACAAGAACTAGATGATGATAAACCTGATTATCAGGAAAAAATCACCTTTTTAGTTTCTACTGTAGCTCAAGCTTTTATTTTGACTTGGTGTTTAGTAGTCTTATCTCTTGGATATATAAAACTTCCTAATAAACTATTTGGAATGGAAATCCCAGATCAACCAAGAGTTGATAGCACTTTTGCTGCTGGTTTACTTGGAAATATTCTAGGTGGGCTAGGTATTAGTGTTAATGCTGCACAAGGAGCAAAGAAGAAAAAGAAAGAAGAAGGAGAAAATGGTGTTATTGGTAACTCCTCTGGAGGTACTCAAACTATCATAATAAAACAGCCAATAGAATTAGTTACCACTAAACCTGATGTTATCAGAGTCGATCCCATTACTGG